GCGCAGTTTTGCAAAGTCGCGCAGCGCTAACCCGATAACCTTTGCTCATATTATTTATAAGGCTGGCGGTCAACAGGTCATTATTAATAAAAAAGTAGAGTCTTTGGAAGATAAGGCTTTGCAAGTGTGCGACAAGCAAAGCTACATCGCTTTTAAAGACGAAGTGCTTAGTATTAGCCGCAATGTATTGCCGGATGATTTACGCGCCATGTTAGCTGATACAGTGGCTAAAAACGCAGGTAAAGAGATAGGCTTAAATAAAACCGAGATAAAAAAGGCATTAACGCCAATTAAGAAGGGTGCTAATAAAAACTTTGATGATGAAATAGAAAAACCCAGTTGGGCGAACAACTGGGTTTATATTGAAAAGCAATGCGAATTTGCCAACACCGAGCTTAATTATAGCATTAAAAGAGAGGCATTCAACGCAAAATTTGACCGTAGTATTGAATGTATTATTGCCGAGAAAAGCGCAGCAACATTAACGCTTAATGATTATCAGATTCAAACGGTAGTGGATACTATGTTTTGGCCTGGCGCTAATCGTATTTTTGAATATGAAAGAAAAGATATGCTGAACAATTATCACGAAAGCGGTTGTACTCCCTGCGGTGTTCTTGATGATGACGCGCAAGATGTTATTGATTTATTCTTAGCGCATATTGATTTTACATTATCAGATGAGCGCGAAAAGCTTATATTTTTGGATTGGATGGCCTACATTGTTCAAAACCCCGGCAAGCGTATTAACTGGGCGCTACTGATACAAGGGGCGCAGGGTACAGGTAAAAGCTATTTTGTTAATGTTATGCAATTAATACTTGGTGAGAACGTGCGAAACCTTGAGCCTATGGCAATAGCTGGGCGCTTTACAGGTTGGGCGCATGGTTCGCTATTAGTTGCGGTTGAAGAGATACGTATACAAGGCGCTAATCGTTACGAGATACTAGACAGATTAAAACCGATTATTACAAACGACAGCATACAAATAGAGGAAAAAGGCAAAGACCATAAGACAGTGCCAAACTTTACAAACTACTTGCTACTAACTAATCACAAGGATGCCATACCCCTAACGAGTGGCGACAGGCGCTACTGTGTGATGTTTTCTCGCGTACAGTCAGAGCAACAGCTATTTGCTGAACTTGGTGGCGAGGATGGCGCTAGTAAATATTTTACAAACTTGTTTGATGAGTCAAAAAGACGACCTGATGCTTTGTCTCGTTTTTTAAGGGATCACAAAATCAGCGAAGACTTTACCCCACAAGGACGCGCACCCGAAACAAATGCGCGTAAGAAAATGATGAACATTTCAATATCACCAGAGCGCTTAATTATTGAGGATGCTATTTCACAACATAACTGCGAAATCATAAATGACAATATTGTTGATATAACGCAGCTAAATAACATGATGGTCATGGATGGTGAGGAACTACCAAAGACGCGCACAATGTCTGCAATTTTGTTAGAAATGGGCTATGAAAGTATAGACAATCGTAGGGTAAAAATTAAGGAAGATGGAAGGTCTCATTATGTTTGGATCAAGTCTGAACACTTAAATAATGAGCAAGCAAGGGAGATTATGAGGGACTATTATCACGAACCATTTTAAAAAATAAAGGGTGATTTGGGGCGCAATGACTGTTTATCGTTTGCGCCCTTTTTTTGTTTTATGGAAAAAGGGGAAAAACAGCAAAAAATCATAAAATCATTGAAACTACAAAAGGGTCCAATCTATTGCGCCCATTTAAACATTGCGCCCCTCATTGCGCCCCTTTTAATCCTTTGTTTTTATTATCTTTATTTACTAAAGGGTTCAATAAAGAATAAATAAGGGGTAAATTGGAAATGGTGAGTAAAATAAATAAATAGATAAAATAAAAAGTTATTTAGGTAAGCTGAGCAATACATATAAAATTGCGCCCTTTGACCACTTTGCGCCCCTTGCCATTTTTAAAGTAATTTTTGAAAATATAACCATTGGAGTGACAAACCAGTTTTTTTGCATTAGCCGAAGTATAAAAGTATGATTAAAAAGGCAATGACTATTTTTTAATCAATGAGGTTTACATGGCAGCTAGTAAAATCACACATGAGCAACTACGCGCAGAATTGGAAAACGGTGCTAAGAATAGGGAGATTGCAGAAAAATACGATTTGACTTTGAGAGTAGTTTGCAGGCGTGTAGCGACATTGAAAGCTAGCGGCTATGACCCAGATAACGACCGATACCATAAAAATCCCGAAGAACACTCCGTTAAAGGTTATTCAACCTTAGTTAGGATGAAAGACAAAGATGATGAATCAACTGGTAAAGTATTAGAATGGGTAAAGACTAACACAACTATTGAACAGCTTTATTCTGCGCTTAGTGAAGCAATCGAATCATTATCAAAACCGATTAACAATGTACCAAGCCCAAAGCTAAACAATAAAGCAGATGATTATACCGACATTATACCTTGGTTTAATATTGGGGACGGCCATTTAGGTATGATTGCGTATGCTAGTGAAGTAGGCCAAGACTTTGACCTAGACATTGGGGAGCGCGAACTATGTGCTGCTATGTGGTCACTTATAGAGTCAAATGGCGGCTATGAGCGATGTGTTATTCAAGACATGGGTGATATGACGCATTACGAAAATTTAACAGGTACTACGGAAAATTCAGGACACAGCCTAGACTGTGACAACCGTTATAGCAAAATGATTAAAACGTATATTAGAGTAATGCACTTTTTAATTGATAAAGCACTGGCGCATTTTAAATATGTGGATGTGATTATCAACCAAGGCAACCATTCACGAAAGAATGATATGTGGATGAACGCGCACTTAAAAGTTGTTTACGGTAAAATCAGCAGGGTTAATATAATAGATAACGACAATGTATTTATACCTTATCGCATGGGTAATACTTTTGTAATGTCACATCATTCAGACAAATGCAGGCCACCTAAGCTTGGCCAAGTAATGATGCACGATTATAGGCAGGACTTTGGCGAAACTAAATACCATTACATCGACATTGGGCATATACACCACAACATGGTTCGTAAAGAGCATGAGAACATGACAATCGAGTCATTCAATCAATTAGCTACGTCAGACGCTTACGCGCACGATGGTGGTTGGCGTTCACGTAGTTGCCTGATAGTAATTAAGCGCTCAAAGACGTATGGCGAAAAAGGCCGAGAAACATTAACGCTAGAAGAGGTAAGAGACAAGCTAGAGAAAGTAAAGCCTGGCACTAACGGGCAGAAGCGAACGCAGGTTTATACTGTTTAACTGGTCGGAGCAGTAAAAAGCTAAAAGTAGTTTATAGTGTAGTTACATTAACAGTATGGATGAATAAATATGTCAAAATCATCACAATTAATTTGCCATTGTTGTAATGCGGTCATAACCGCCCCGCAATATTTTGAGGGCAATAATTATGGATATACTTGCATACTAAAAGTTAACCCATTACAAAAAAGAACAAAAAATAAATCTGTAAATGTTTTAATAACTAAAGTTTGGCATAATGAAAAGTTATCAACAAGATGTGTATTTAATGCTAAATATAATGAAGTTAACTTTAAACATACCGTTTTTTTACCGAAAGGAAAAACACTTTTTTCTGGTGACTATTACACTATTAATTTTGATATATTAAAAAATATAATAAAAAGATAATTTATGCGCGACTGGTCGGAGCAGTAAAAACATAAAATTAGTATATAGTCACTTTACATTAACAAGCGAGAGATAGAAGCATGAAAAACCAAAACGAAGATTTTATCAAAACACCCACAGCAATAGTGATTATTATTTTATGCGTTATTGTGATATTTCTCGGTATTTCAAAAATGGACGCGAAAGATAAAGCAGACCAGTATGATCACTATTGCGAGATGGTAAACGATGGCGACTGGCCTAATTATAAAAAAATTGATTGTTTAGCAGGAGAATAGAGAGATGAAAACAGTGACTTTAATAGATAACATAACTTCAATCACTAATTATTTATCGGGTACTTACGGGTATGAAATAACATTACCAACCGGCGTGGCTGAACGTAATTTAGCATTACGAGAAGCTATGATTTTATTACTTGAAAAGGAAAGAGACCTTAAGCAGTGTCGTGAAGCCATTAGGGTAATGCTAAAAGAGGATAACAAACTATGAATCACTACCACCAGCAATACTTAGACGACATAAGCGAACCAGAGGGCTATGAGCCATCACAGGACGACATTACTACTTGTGTCGATGCGCTACTATCAAATAAAGAACTGCACTTCGGTACGTTGATTATAGAGTCTTCTGATGTAGCCGTACTAATAGCAGAAGATAACAAATTTATTTGGGCTTACACTTGGCTATCAGTAAAAAACCAAAAAGATCAAGCAAAGCTGTTATGGCTAAATAAAGAATTATCTGTTGCCACAGATTTAGTTACGGAATACATGCAGCAAAAGCAGATGATGCCAGAGATTAGGAGTATAGAATTATGATAGACTGGAAACAATTCGCAGAAACTAACAACCTAAGCGTTAACGAGTTTAAAACCGAAATACTTACAGCAGCCTCAGCCGTAGCGATGGAAATGCTAGATACAAATGCCGATAATGGTGAAGCTTTTCAGTTTAGTTGCTCTGATAAAATCTCAAAGATTAGGGTTACTTTCGAGCGTGTAGAATGACAAACGACAGCGCACCAATCTGCTCTGAGTGCAACGCAACTGATAAGCCTATGAGTAATGCAAACGGACGCAGTTGGCTTTGTGATGATTGTAGGTTACCTAGCTTAGACAGTTATAAGTTTAATAGTACTGATGCAAAAAAGCAGTTAGATAAAAAGTAAGTTCAGTAACGCGGTCTTATTTTTTAGCCTCGACATAAAAATCGGGGCTTTTTTGTATTTGTGATATAATCTTAAAATGATAGTATCATAAACATATTAGGAGTTAGCCAGTGGCGAACTTAAAGTTAACAGTTAAACAAGATAAATTTGTAAAAGCTTATTTATTGAATGGGGGCAACGCTAATCAAGCAGCAATCAAGGCCGGTTATAGTGTTAAGACATCGTATTCAATTGGTCAAGAAAACATGACAAAGCCGGCAATAAAGCATCATTTATTAATAGCAAAAGAACTTATTGAAGAAAATCTTTACAAAGGGATTATTGAAGAGTTAAGCGACCTAAGAGGTGAAGTAAAAAGGCTAAAGACTATAGTGGGTGAAGGGGGTGGAGGTAGGATGCCTACAGAGTCAAATAGATATGGAGCTTTAGAAAGAGCGGGGTTTAAGTGTCAGTGCTGTGGAGATAAGCCGCGTAAAAATAACGATGTTGTTTTGCATATTGACCACATACTTCCATTTAGCAAAGGCGGCGACAATGAAATGGACAATCTCCAATCTTTATGTGCTAGATGCAACCTTGCCAAATCAAATTTTTATGATTTTAATCATAATGAGGAGTGGTAATGGTAAAGCTAACCGTGAAGCAGGATGCCTTTGTAAAGCGATATCTTCTTAATGGAGGTAATGCCACCAATGCAGCACTAGAAGCAGGTTACAGTGCCAATACAGCCTCAGAAATGGGCTATGAAAACCTCAGCAAACCTCAAATAAAAGAAGCCATTGAAAAGCATCAAAAAAAAGGTGAAGAATCCTTTATATGGAGCAAGAAAAAGAAGCTTGAAATGCTTGAGAAGATAGCAGAAAAAGCAACTAGTTATGATCCAGAAAAAGGCATGATAAATATGGTTAGCGCCATTGCTGCAATTAAAGAACACAACGCGATGCAAGGCCATAACGCGCCCACCGAAACAGTTAGCAACATAAACGCCACTACTTCACTCGTTGAGATGCTTACTGGTGGCTCTAAGCGGTGACAAATCACGACCAGGCGAAGCTTTATCTTAGCCGCATAAATAAACTAAACAATGATGAATTGGCAGATGCGCTTAGTTATAAATGGTTTAGAATGTCAACGCTTTATCACATCAAAGACAAAGCCGGTATCAAGGTATTGTTTGAACCCAATGCCGAGCAAGAAGATTTTTACCTTAATCAGCATTGCCGCGATATTATCTTAAAAGCGCGTCAGCTTGGTTTTACTACATTCAAAATGCTAATGGATTTAGACGATTGCTTGTTTACTGAAAACTTTAGCGCTGGTTGTATATGCCATGACTTGAGCAGTGCAAAAGATATTTACAGAAACAAGATACGCTTTGCGTACCGCAACATAACGCCCGGTCAAGTAGCATTACTTGCTTCATTAGGTTACACGCTACCAACGCCCACCAACGATAAAGACAACGGATATGTGTTTAGTAACGGCTCATCTATACAGGTAAGCACTTCATACCGAGGTGGTACATTACAAAGCCTGCACATATCAGAGTTCGGTAAGATTTGCCGCAAGTATCCAGAAAAAGCCAAAGAAATAGTGACTGGCGCATTTGAAGCGGTTGCGGTTGGTAATGTGATCACAATCGAATCAACTGCCGAGGGTAAGCAAGGTTACTTCTACGATTACTGCAATAATGCAGAAACCAAAGCAAAGCGAAAAGAAAAACTAAACGACTTAGATTTTAAGTTTCATTTTTACCCATGGTACCTGAATGAAGGTTACACTCTACAAAGCGATGAGCCGATACCAGAGCGCATAAGCACATACTTTGACAAGCTAACAGCGCAGACAGGCGTAGAGTTCACACATGGTCAAAAGTCATGGTATACCGCAAAAGAGCGCGACTTGCTTGATGATATGCGTAGAGAATACCCATCAACACCCAAAGAAGCATTTGAGCAATCGGTTGAAGGCGCGTATTACACTAGGCAATTTGCCAGTATTTACAAAGACGGTCGAATATGTAAAGGTTTTAAAAATGATGCTAAAATACACACAGCTTGGGATATTGGCGTAGGTGACAGCACCGCAATATGGTTTTACCAATTAATCGGTAATGAAATACACTTAATTGACTACTATGAAAACAGCGGTGAAGGCTTAGAGCATTACGCAAAGTATTTAAAAAATAAAGATTACGATTACGGCTATCATTACGCACCGCACGACATTGACAACCGCGACTTTAGTAATAATGGGCAGACCAGAAAGCAAGTGGCTGAAAATGGGTGGATAATAGATGGTCATAAGTATTGTTTATACTTTGAAGTAGTACCGAAGTTATCAATTGACGATGGTATAAACCATTCACGCAAAATGCTAGAGAGATGCGTATTTGATATGGATAAATGCAAGCGCGGTATTGAGTGCCTAGAGGCTTATAAGAAAGAATGGAACGATAAGCTTGGTTGCTGGCGTGATAAGCCGCTGCACGATTGGGCAAGCGATGGCGCAGATGCTTTTCGTTATCTTGCAGTTAT